CAGAATTCGGAGTCGCCCTGCAACCAGACTCAACAGGGATGCCCTACCATTACGACGTACGGCATTTCCGAGGTGCCCGTGACGAGAGGCAATGGCCAACTAGAATTAAGAGGGGAAAGCGCTTCCCATTTGAAGTAGTGGAGTTTGCAACAACAACAAAGCCATGAGTGATAACAAGCCAATGACACGGGAGTTCCTCGCGGAGCGAGACGCTCGAATTTTCAAGATGCGTCAGGCTGGTGTCGCCGTGTCCGACATTGCCAAAAGATTCAACTGCTCCACCAAGGTGGTGTCGCTTGCCATCTCGCGCCAGTTAGAGAAAATCAACAAAGAGTCTTCGCTTGCGTATCCCGAAGTGTTGCGAATGGAACTCGAAAGACTCGATGCAATGCAGTCCGCCCTCTGGCCGCTCACCCAGCACCGCAAGGTTCAGTTAGACGATGGCACTGAGGTCGCAGTCGAGCCAGATATGAAGGCTATTCAGCAAGTTTTGTCCATCATGGATAGGCGGTCAAAACTGCTCGGCATGGAGCAGACGAACGTGAATATCAGTGCCGATGTGAACACCAATCAGGCTCCAATTCGCGCGACCCTTGCGGGTCAGGAAGGCATGAAGAAGGAGATTGCCGCCTACGACCCTGAAACCGAGGCTAGAAAACTGCTGGAATTAATGGCTATTTCTGGAGTCTTGCCGCAAGAGACTGTCCGCCAGATGCTCGGTGAAGCGCCTATTATCGATGCTGAGGTGATTGAAGATGACAAGCCATCAGGAAGCGAACCAAGACAACTTGAAGGCGGCGATTGACAAAGTCGCCGAGACGCTCAACCCAAGCGTTTCTACCATCAACAAGGAAGATGACGGCCCTGCAGACAAGCAGGTACTTATCCGCACCACGGACAAGGAAAGAGAGCGCTGGAAGAGCGCTGCAGAAAAACTTGGTATCCCGCTGTCGCAATTCATTCGCGACCTACTGAACGAGAAGTCCACAGAACTGCTCGACTGCAGTCACCCCGTCAACATGCGCCGCTACTACCCGTGGGCAGAATTCTGCCTCCAGTGTGACACCCGCCTAAGGGGCTGATAGGCTTACGGTTAGTTAAATCTAACCAGTATCGGGGGTTGTATGTCATTTTTGAAGCCGCAGTTCTTTGAGTACTCGCTTACTCCAGAAGAAGAGGCTTTGTGCGCCAGAATTGGATTCGAGCGCCAAGAGCCGATGTTTGCCCAGCCGCACCGCAACCGCAATTACTACGAGGGTGAAATTTGGGAAATGTGGCAGCACGCCGTGTGCGCTGGAGCGGAACTCGCTTTTGCCCGTATGTTGGGTATCGATGATTTCGTTCCCCACGTCAACAAGTTCAAGACCGTAAAAGATGTTGGCGGTTACGAAGTTCGCTATTCATTCGGCAACAACTTGTTGCGCTTTTCTGAATGGGATGACCCCGAGGCGATTTACGTCCTGTTGGTCAATGGCTTGCGCCACAAGACTCGACGGAACCCAGAAAACGGTTGGCGTGGTTTCCCGTATCAGGCAATCTGCTGGGCAACTGGACAGCAAATCATGGACAACGGCGAGAAACTTGATAGGTCGTGGCGCATCAGCGCTGGTCGCGCCAACAAGATGAACACCCTCTAGTCATGCCACTCAAGAACCCATCCGCCAGACGCGCCTACGAACGTGAGCGAAAGCGCCGCAAGCGCCTTGAGTCCTACAAGGCCCTACCCGAACCAGAACGGTCCAAGGCTCTCGCCCGCCTGAGGGGCGAATACAACATCAATTACGAACTTCGGTTCTAGTCTTTGTAATAGTTGCGTATAGACTTCCACTAAATCAACTAGGATAATCTACCCAGTTGATTGGATAAATCTAACCAGAAAGCGAGCCGTTCATGTTGGTTATTGATGCCCATGAAGTATCAATTGACGTCTATGGCGATGGCAAGGATATTTGGACAGCGAAATGGGATGGCGGAGCCAAGGTGCGAATCTTCCGAGGCGACTTCATCAACAACCGAGTGCTGTTTAACCACATGTACGACATCGAAGCCGAGCAAAGCATGACCCTCAAGCAATTCTGTGACTGGGCTACAAACCTATTGAACAAAATGATTGTGGATGCGGAGGTGCTGCCATGACAAAGAAGCCAATGAATTTCTACCTTGACTCATATCGACTCAAGGATAGTTTCTCGGGAAAGAAAAAGCCCCAGCACAACCATTTGCTCATCAATGCTAAAACGCCACATCCGATTACGAACAAGAGAAAGATGAAGAAGTGGCTGAAGGAGTTGGTCGAGGAAATCGGCATGTACCGCATTGCTGGCCCGTTCGTCCATTACGTCGACAAGCCTGGTAACAAGGGCCTCACGGCGGTAGTGATGATTGAGACATCCCACATCGCCCTACACATCTGGGATGAGCCATCCCCAGCGCATATCCAGTTCGATATCTACACCTGCTCTTCTTTGGATGCAGACAAGACACTGCTTAAGATTGTCAATGACCTGAAGTTGACTCACGTCGAATGGGTCTACTTCGACAGGGAAGTCGGATTCAAGCAAGTCTCCGAAGGTTCTTCCATCGAACAGGCTTTCGGCATTTAGATAAATCTATTCGAAACAGCAATTTGTGCTGTTAGATTTTTGGGGTGCACACGCGCGGCTTTGATATCAGTTCTTCACGTTTTGATTTTGCCAAGGACCTGCAATACGGAGAAGAAGGCGAAGACCTCGTATCGTCCTTTCTGTCGTGTCTGTCTACTGGAGACTTCGAGGTCAAAAGTGACAGATATAGAAATGGTCGAATGGTTGTAGAGACGAATCAAAACCCAAAGGGGGCAGTCGATTCATTCGGCAATCAAATCTGGGTACCAAGCGGCATCAATGTAACCACTGCATCATGGTGGGTGTACATCTTTTCACCAGACGGTGCGTTCATCATCGTGTCAGTTGCCAGGCTGAAGAAATACCTTCGAGCAAATAAGAACCTCTTCAATGAAGCCACCAAGCGTGACTTTGGCGGAGAAGATAATCCAGCACGAGGCTTCCTGCTGTATCCCAACCATGTACAGGACCTGCTCACCAATGCTGAGTATCAGGTCGGATAAATCTAACCAGAGTTGGGGAAACCACAAAATTTGGCATGGGGGCGGCCCCTACCCAGCACTCCGTCGGAAAAGTCCCGCACCGATGGGCTGACGGCTATCGCCAATGCGTGCCTTTGTGCGACCCCCCGCGCGCGCGTGGGCGCGTGGGCGCGTGGGCGTGGGCGCACGACCACAGCCCTCTGGACTTGGCTACGGCTCTGCTCTATGGCGTGCCCGTTTGACCCCTCTGCGTGTGTCGCTGGCGCTCACCGTTTGCCCCCTCTGGTTCGGGGCTGATATGTGCCTATGGAGTGTTCGTGGAGTGCCACAAATCCCCAGTTCGCTGTTGCCACACTCAGACCCATCGTCACGCCTTGCGCTGTCGCCTCGCCGTGTCGCACTCGGTGCTACACCACACACCATTGCCATAATGCTTGACGCCAGTCTCGCCATCGCATAGGCTCGCAGGTATGACGCACACAGTTGGTGGAAGTGTGATGCTCACACCACACAGCACACACAGACTTGACCCGATAGTTCGCTTGGTCTCGCAGGGATGTTCGTCAAGTGTTGATGAGATGGTTGTGCCACACCACAGCACACACCACACACAGGTCGTCATCGCTCCCATTGGTTGTGCCGTACCCACCTAGGTCGTTGCTCGCAGTCGTGAGGTCGTAAGGAAATCGCGCACGCTTCACGGGCGACCTACGGGCAACCACAGTACCTATGAGATAATCTAAGTACCACCACCTGATAGGGAAGTTGTAGATGACCGATACCTTTGACTTTGACGCCAAGGCTGGCAATCGTGCTGGTCGCCGTCTACGCAGAGCACTCGGCACTATTGGTCAGTCCATAGGTAGAGGTATCGTTCGTCAAGAGCCGTTTGACCCCAAGGCAGAAGACGGTGATGGCGATGGCGTCGTACAGGACGGCAGTATCTGGGAGCGCCCCTCAGGAACATCCCTCTCTTCCGTAAGCCCTACGGGCGGTATGGGCGGCGATGATGATACAAGAGCCATACCACGCCCGACTATTGATGATGGCTCAGATGTTACAACTGATGATGGTGGTGTCGCACAAGCAAAGGGACGACAACCCTACGACCCGTTCGACCCTAAAAGTTTGAGTGGTCGTTCCCCAGAGGAAATAGCAGAACTTGTAGTACCCGACAATGCGCTTGATTACGAGGAACAGGCAGTTGCCGTTCTTGTAGGTTCACGAGAACAGTATGCCTCTGATAAGGAATACCAAGATGCGAGAGACAGGGCAGAGGAGTTGGTTGCTGAACAATCCGCCAACCACAGGGAAATCGTAATCACACTCACCGATATATACGAAGACGAGTTTGGTTTTGGCTCAATCGAGGTGGATTCGAAAAATCCAAAGTTGTATCAAGAGCGACTAGTTCAACTTTTTGGTTGGGCAGATGATTACCTAGGTCGCACAATGACGCAGGAACAGCAGGATAACAGAAAGCGTCTTGTTGCGGCAGGCAACAACGGTGCTATTCCACTCCCAAATGCTGACGAAATCGTCATTTCCGACCCAGACTTTTCTGATGAAGCAGTGAAAGAACTTCGAAACATCGTTGCTACAACTCTGAGACAGAATCCAGTTCTCTACGAAATCGTACAAAGGTTCGGTATGCCGCCTTTGATTATAAATGAAGCGCGTACGAGTTCCGTTCTTTACGATGAGAACGGTAAAACATATCCAACAGGTCAAATAATTGGGATACACGGACAAACACGCAATCCAGTTGGTTATCAAGGCACAGTTGCTGGTTTTTATGATATGCAACTACCAGCAATCACCATAGAGGGCGGATTTGCGCGTTCGAATACTGGCAAAAAACCCAGCGCTATCTCTGTTAGCGACACAGATACTGGGAACACTGGCGGCAATCAGGCACTAGTTGCCCACGAATATGCGCACTATGTCAGTCACGTCTTTAAAATGACGATGTTTGAAGCAGTCAATAGATTGCACGCACAGGGGGAGATAACAGACGCTCAGGCAGCGGAAATAATGAAAAGGGCACGACTCGGTGCAAAAATGTATGTACGAGACCCCAATGACCCAACTCAACCACTTATGGACCCAACTACGGGTAGACCAGTAAGGCGATTTGCGCTATTTAACGACCCACAATTTTTTGGCGCAGCAAAAGGTCGCTTTGTGTATAACCTCGACGACCTTGAGTTCGAAGGATTTTCTGACCTTTTAGACCTATTGCGCCACTTTGAAGAATGGAATGACGCTTTTTATGTTGAGCGCGAATTTATGGACGCGCGCCAACAAATTGAGAATGAGTTTGTAAACAACATAAACAGCGGAATGAATCCGAGGGACGCTAACAAAATCCGCCAGCAGCGAGCAGCAGAATTGGCTAGACGTGCGGTGTCGGCGCAAAAAGTTTTCCACGGTGGAAGTTACGGCAACAGCAAGTCAGAAGAGAGATGGGCTGAAAGTTTTGCTTCGGCGGTGATGGAGGAATTCAACAGTCGAGTGCCAATTTTCGTCAATAACTATACGATTATGCGCATCGCTGCGTTTTTGCAGATGAAACTTGCGCCAAATGGAGTCCGTAAAATAACTCGCTTCAATAGAGCGAAAAACAAAGAAGAAAATATCACAATCCACCAAACGAGTGATATTCGCGTTATTCCTTCGTCGAAAACACGAGTTCCAGACGGAAGAACGCTTGATAGGGCGTTCACGGTGGACACAGTAAGCCGTAGCACGCTCCGTAGCGCACGAAGCAACC